AGGCCGACGGGTTGAGGATGCTCAGGATGCCGTGTTCGCTGTACTGCTTCGTCAGAGTCACCGAACCAGATACAAAACTATAAGCCGCACCCGTAGCAATGTTCGTGAAGGTGATGCCAAGCGTACCCGTAGTAATGTCTACCGGGCTTCCTAGTTCATCAACCAGCCGGACTACATAGGAGTGCCAGTCTCCGACCCATGCGGAGACTTGCACGACCTGCTGAGGGTCTTCTGTCAAATCAAAGATTACTGCCATTAGATGTCCCTCACATAGATGCGGAGTGGCCCAAAGACCTGCGTATCGCTTGCACCCGTTGTGCGTGTAATCGTTGCCGTGTAGGTTCCAGGCGTGTTCGTTACCGTCGTGTCAATCGTAAACGTTGCCCGTCCATCAGCTGCATAGGTTGCCGTACAGGAGTAAGTATCAACCAGCGTTGCACCAGAGTTGTAGACCTTAGCCGTAACCGTTGCAGAGGTGATGTCTATACCGTTGCCGTTGCCATCTACACACTGGATATCTACGCCATGCTGTGCGCCCTTCTGGATGTCAAGCGGATCAGATGCTCCTAAGCCGTCTGCCTTGACCTCGTAAGGCCCCATGCGTACCAGAGCGGCAGAGGTCACCGGGGTTACGAGTTCGGCGTTGACATACTGCCCAAAGGTGCCTACCGTTGTATGACCTGAACGGGCTTCATCCCAGACTGCATCAGCGATAGCACCAGTATTGACGTTTGTGTTGACATACTCACCAAAGGTTCCAGCAGTAGCGTATGAAGCCCTTACAGCGTTCCATACAGCACCAGCCGTCTGCGCTTCCGTCAAGCCACCACTGCTGAGCTTCACCGTCATGACCGCGCCGTTAGTACCGCTTGCACCACGCACCACGATAGTCACATCATCAGCACCAGCAGCCAGTGCGGCATCGGGAAGGTCGAGTCTGTACACACCCGGCATGTTCGTAGCGTCTACCTCAGCAAAGCCGCCTGAAGTCCACGCCTGCGCGATTGTACGGGCTACCAGAGTAATGGCTACGCTGGCTGTGCGTGTTCGGTTGTACCGAGCTGAGAGACCAGAGGTGGAGGCGGTTAGCCCTGTTGCACCTAGGTAAAGCTCAATGGATTGTGATGTGCTGCCGGGAGCGATTGTGATGGTGGAGGCGTTGCGGTCGGTTGGTGCGTATGCGCCAACACCTGACGGGTTACGGTATGTAATGGCTCCAGCATCAGGAGATGAACCAGTCCACGCAATACCAAATAGGTCGGTAGACGGTGCGCCTGATGCAGTACCAAACGATGCATTTTGACTACCGTTGACACTACCAAAAACAGTCTGATTATTCAGTGAGTGCAGTAATCCATATGTTGCTTCTATCCCTGCAATGCCCGTCGTTGTGCTGCTTGCTCCCGGCGTATATGTGCCGGAAACATTAACACCATTGCCGATGTATCTGTTGAAGTTTTCGTTGTATGTTCCGCTTGTGATTTGTACAGCGGTTGTTAACCCAGTAAATAGGCAGTTGCGTACGGTTGCCACTCCGGACGCTGTTAAACGCACTCCAACGAGTCCACCATAGAATGTGCAATTGTAAATGTTTGATGTGCATCCTGCAAACTGAAACACTTCGTTATAGCAATTCACAAATAAACTGTTTTGTAAAATAGTCGCATCACCCGCAACTGTACCAACGGCTTGAATATAAGGGCAGTTGTAGAATGCACAGTTGTATATTTCTGCCGCTAGTGTCTGACCACTAGGAGCTGACAAAGTCAAAGCATTTCCACCAACTGTCGGTTTTAAGTTATGGTAAAAAACACACGACGTGAACTTTATAAATCTGGCGTTTGTAAAAGTTACAACATTTTCACTTACTGTAGCGATTTCAAGATACAGATTCTTGAAGTGCAAGTATGACTTACTGGCTGAAATCAATAACTGAGTAAGGTTACGTGCAGACGTACCGGCAGATGCATACTGGCTCAGTTTTACATACCCAGGATTCATACCAGTAAACTGTACTGCCGATGGGTCACCGATGATTTGCGTTTCTGCGGAGTATGTGCCACCGACCGTCACTGTTTCGTTGTAATGTCCCGGTGCAATGTAAACAATATCGCCCGAACCTATGCCAGTGGCTCCGAGTGCTTTCTGCACAGTGCGCCAAGCGAGTGCAGTTGTAGCACCTAGACCAGTGTTTGAGTCATTGCCATCTGGGCGAACATAATAAGTTGCCATACTACTCCGCCGTTCCTGTGTAGATTTCCTGAGCCATAATCACGATGAACTGATTCACGATGGACAGCCTAAAAGATTCATCTTGCTGAACCCACCACGTAAACATATCAATGCCATCAACACCAAAGTCAGCGACCTTGACATTCTCATCGTTTAGGATGTCGGCTTTGATGTTGTAGTCTGCTGGGTTGGTTACGAGTGGTGTAACAACTACATTGTTAAGGTTCATTTGCCCACCTTTAGCGCATTCACGCCTACACCCTTGAACGGCATCGTCAGGAACGCCAGCACACTAGACATCGCAGCAGTGACACCAGCCGCTACCGCCTTGGAGCCGTAGAGTGCCAGCACTGCGCCCAGCTCGGCGATGTCTTGCGCTTCAGCCGTGCGTACACCATCGCCGAAAACACTGGTGAATGCAGCTACAAAAGCCACAACAACAACGACGACGAGTCTCTTGATACTGATGCTGTTCATCTCTTCGCCTCCAGTTTGGTGACCTGCGTTTTCAGTTCACCTGTCACCGTTTCAAGGGTTACAATTCTCTGCCCGTGATTCTTGATCGTGGCTGTATCAACAGCATTGCGCTTGTCCATCTTATGCAGGAACTGCACGATGTACACAAGTAGCGTGACAATCAAGCCTGTCACAAAGATACCAATATTCGTCCATTCTGCTGGGCTCATGCTGTTCGCTCCACTAGTCCTACGTGCTGTACTAAAAGGTCGGTCTGTCCAAAGTCTGTACCAACCACATCGTAATATTTCGATTCATCGCCAACAACATAAACACGGTCGTGAGCCATCACATCAGCACCAACCGGAAGGGTAACGTTCCATCCTGCTGACGGCTGTATGCCACCGCCTACAATGCTCTCGGTGTCCGATTGATTGGACAATCTACCCTTGTAATCAGCAACCTTGCGCCATGTCTCAGTAACACCGCCACGCCCATCTTCCGTAAGCGTGAAGCGGTGAACCTCAATAGGTGTCTGGCACAGATTGCGGACCAAGCCAGCCTGTAGCGTCGCACGGAGAATCGGACTCATGCGAACACCACCGGGCGATACTTTTCAGCCATCTCAATGCAATGCGCTTTGAGCTGTGAAAGTTTGACATCGGATGTGCCTTCTTTGGCATCAATGTCAGAAGCACATCTGGAGGCTTTGATGAACCATGCTTGCCGGGTAGCAGTCCTGACATCGTAGCGTTCAATATTTGCAGGTCCCATATCAACCCACATTAGGACAGGGTCACTGGTGCCATCTAGGACACTCCAGCCTTTCCATTGTCCACCGGGATACTCTGCCCATTCTGGCTCTGTGGTCGCTGTAGTTCCAGCCACACGACACTCATAGACTCTGCCATTAGGAGTAGTAGGGACTACACGATCGCCAACAGCATAAGTCGTGCTGGCTGTCCATGTCGTAAACCGTGAGTAGGAATCAAGGATAGAGCCTATCTCGGTTGTGGACAGTTGCGGGTAGGACTGAGCATCCACGAACAGGCTTACTTGTGCAATGGCTTCGGCACGGGTCAACATAGTGTAAGTATCCCACACAAAGAGAAAGCCCCCGGCAGTATTGCCGAGGGCTTTGTAGCGAGTCTGCTAGGATTATGTAGCAGAGGATGCACCAACGATGAGCGAGCCTGGGACTCGTGCAGATGCTGTACCGGAAACGTTTCCGATGTCGAATGCGGAGAAGGCGTAACGCTCGGTTGCCTTGAATGCAAGTGCATCTTCCTTGAAGTACTGCTGATCGGATACTTCAATGGTAACCGAGCGACGGTCACCGAAAGCAGTACCAACGGACAGGTCACCAAGCAGGATGTATGGCGTGGAAGCTGCAAGGGTCTTCTGCATATTCTGAACGAATACAACATCATAACCAAAGAGCTTTGGCTGTGCGCCGAATGCCTGCTGGAGGTCAAGGATAGCGTTTCCGCTGAGTGCGTTGAGCAGAGGAGCGATGGCGTTGTACCAGATCTCCTTGTGCATATACCACTTGGCGTTAGCTGCATAGGTTGGCAAGCGTCCGACCATTGCCGAAAGGTTGGTCAACGTTGGAGCATACGTGATTGTCTGTCCGGTCGTGAACTGAACCAACGATGCAATGTTTGCCTTCGTTGCGTTGGCATTGTAGACAGCCCAGAGACAACCATCAATGGATGTGGTGGAATCGGTAGCGTTGTTGAAAACAACACGGTCTTCTTCCTTAGCCAAGACAAAAGCCATGTCACGGGCAAGGGATGCACCAAAGTCGATGATGCTGTCTTCTGCGAGTTCCTTGGAAACCTGCGTAAGAACGGCTGCCTTCTTTGCTGTAAGGCTGACCTGTGCAAAGGTCATATCAGACAGCGTGATTGCCGTGTTCTCACCCGGATAGTAGACCGTGGTGGAGGCAGTAGCGTTAGGTACACGGAGGGTGTCGCTCGACATCGGGTAGATGCGGCAGTTCTGACGTGCAACACCAAACTGCTCACGCAAGTAGATAAGGTCAGAGCTAAGTGGATCTGGAACTGTAAAGCCACCGGCAGAGTCTGTGCCTTCGTTTGCCTTGATGTGGTTCTTGACCCAGTCGGTAGCCTTGCGGTTGCCCATGATGGAACGTGCCCACTGGCCCCACTGGTACGCCTTGTAGTTACGCTCATCAGCGGTTGCGCCTGGAAGCAGGTCGGTCATGCGCTTGGATACGCCGCCGGATTTCCATGGCTTGTCTTCAACAGCCGGGGATACCACAGGAGCGGTTACTCCGAGGCTCTTGATGGTCTCGATGCGCTCTTCAATGCTCTTGGCTTCAGCCATCAGGCTCTTGACCTGTGCGAGGTCACCATCACCGGAAGCAAGCTCCCGTGCGGTTGCAAGGACAGATTCCTTGCGGTTCTGCAATGTTTCGATTGTCATAGTTGTTTTAGCAACTCCAGACGTGCAAGCAGTTCTGCCCGCTCGTCATTATCATGGGCTTTCGCCTCGACTACGAGATCCGGTTGCACTTCCGGCTGGTCTGCATCCCGCAGAGAATCCCAGACTACAGGTGCCAGCCGTTTAGCGGCTGACCGGCTAAGACCGACTGCATCCCGCAGCCGACGCTCTACAGACCGCAATGAAGCGGGCTGAATACACTTAGCACCGTGCATGGCGTATAGCTGCTTTGCACGGGATGCGAACTCATTGATAATGGCTTCAGCCATAGAGGCATCACCAACCATGCCGATACCTTCGCTCATGGCTTCGTAATACGCTTCCATGCCTTCATGGATGAGATCCGATTCTGCCATCTTGAATAGTTCAGCGGCGTATTCTTCCGGGCTTTGCTCTGGCATCGGCTCAGGCATCATCTCTTCTTCGTCTTCCATCTCGCCCATGCCGTAGTACTCCTCCAAAGACTTGACGCTGTTACGGAACTCCGCAGGTGTCGGGGTAATCGATGCCTCAGCGATAGGCCACCGGATAATCTCGGAAGCACCGCCCATGGATTTGCGCTCAACCATATGAGCGGCAGCACCAGAGGAAAACCCCATCTTGCCTTGCTTGCAAAGCTTTGCAACCATCTTGCCGTACTCGTCTGCCAAGTCTAACTGCGCCTCATACCAGAGTCCGGTATCGTCCATCTTGATAAAGCCAGTACCGATGGACTTCTTACCAACTGCCTGATCCATACCATGGTGGTAGTAGACGTTGAGCGGTACGCGCTTACCCTCTTCCATTGGAAATCCGTAGTCGGTTGCCTTGGTGAAGTAGTCACCTTCAAGGTCGGTTGCCTTGGTATCGCCAAAGCGCACCAGATAACCTTTGACATAGCCAAGCCTGTCGCTCTTGATTCCGTCCACTGTAGATGTCAGCACGTCCATGGCGTAAGTATCCCACACGGTCTATATAAGCTCTCTGAGTGGCCGTACACGGGTGTTAGGCCCCCAGTCTTGGTTAGGTACTACTTGCACAAAATCAGCAAGCGGTTTGCCTTCCATGTACATTGCGTATCTTTGAGGCCCCATGATGGCAACCTTGTCAGCATCCGACAAGCCAGCGAGGATGCGCTCAGGTGTTGCTACCGGAGGTCTGGTATCAGGGATGGAAGAATCCCCGGTAATATCCGCCCATGACATCGTTACCGGAACCATGACGCATCTACAGTTCGGGTGGCTAGGCATGATTTCATCAGTGGCTGAAAGAGTACCAGACAAAGCCAGACAGGCTAAACACACCCTGCTATCTTGTGTGGCTTGCCGTCGGTAACCTTGTACCGCAGGGTTCTGAGTATAGAGTTGCCTTTGTGCTTCTCTCGCACTTCGGATCATCTCGGTACGTGCGATTGTCTCTGCTCGTTGCCGTCCAATGTCTGCCGCTTTGCGTACGCGCCGTGCTACTGTCCGTGGCCCTTCACCTAGGCTGATGCCCTGCACCAAAGCCATCTGCATGGCATCGGTTGTTACCTGCGGAATGGTTTCAAATAGGACACCCAGAGGGCTTCCATCACCCGAAAAACCGACAAAGGCTTGCAGCTGTTCATCGGGCAGCGTTGTCCATGAACTGCCGAGGCTGACGTTAGCCGGTTTACGACCTGCCGCCGCTTCAACCAAGCTGCTGCTCGTCTCATTCGCAAGGATGGCGGATTGCAATTGTCCATCTGCTGTTATGGTTGCTCCTTCTACCGCAAAGGCTTGCAAGTTACGACCAAGTTCCTCGATGTTGTCTATGATGCGCTGACGCATCCAGAGGATAGTTTGGCTTGGGTCTTCACCGTTTGCCTCACGCTCTGCGATGCGTTCCTCTAGTGCTTCCAGTTCTGCGATACTTGCAGCGGTAGCGGCTTTGTACGCTCTCTGCATCCGGGATATGGCTACGCCTTCACGCTCCAGCAAGTTATTGCGGAACTTCTGCGATGCGGCATAGATTCTGCCCGTGCCATCGTCTACTCGCTTGAGCTGGCTTCCAGCTCGTACCCGTAAAAAGGGTGAGACTTGTACACTACCCCCGGAGTGCAACAATCTACCGACTTGGACTCTTCACCTTGCATCTGGTTACGCTTTGCGGTTGCCCAGCGAAACCCAGCATCACCGCCCCATAAGTCCCAAGCTACACGCCCCGGACTTGGGAAACCCTCTTCACCAGCGTTGAAGCCTTCAGCCTTTTTGTCTACTTCATGACGGGAGAAAAACGAGTACATCCGCAGTATCGTGTCTTCGGAAAGTTTCTCACCGTTTACAATCTGGTTAGCCCGCGCAAGGCCTACCCGTGTCCCACCGTCGAAACCTTCAGCCTTCCAATCAAGTGCCCGTTGTGCTGCTGTCCGCATGGCTTCGGTTGGGCGAAACTTCATATCGTACGATCGCACCGCTGGACCATCAAAGCCACCACCGCTTTGTACAGGGATTGCCGTTGGATGCAATACGCCTTCATCTTCTGGGATGGCTTCGAGACCAGCAATGCGCTTGGCTTCTGCACGGTCAATGATGCCTGCCTTATACAGTTTCTCCGCACGATCCGCTTCCGCTGATAGGTCATCAGCCAAAGCCCGTACACCTTCAAGGTCATACTGTACAAAATCACCCTGCTGAGTCTCTGGGTACTCTGGCAGGAGGTCAGCGGTAATCGCATCAGCCAAGACACGCAGGAGAG